AATTTAAATTTGCTCATAATATACTTATTCTATCACTTTCTAGTTGATTTGTCAACCCTCATTCATACCATTTTAAGTTGATCTATACAACTGTAAATGGTCGTTAATTAATTCGCTAGAGTTTCTTAACTCGTCACGCTTTGCCTTTCAATTAGGATCGTATGACTCATAACAAGTTTTACCACTTTCATTTCTGTAAGCACGTAAAATTTGTTTTCTATTGTCTTCAGCCTTATAAGAGCAGTGAATCCACCCACTGTTAGGTTCATCTAAATTGTGGTATTCCAGAATCATCTGGTCAAACTCTAGGTTATCTGATATCCATTTACATAGTTCAGCGTTGGACAATCCAAAGATTTCAAAATCGGCCGCCTCCGCTTTAGCATGCTGTGAATTTTTACTTGAGCCTATGGCTTCACACAACTCTACTGATCTGTACCCACTAGACACGGTAACTACCTTGCCATAATGGTCTCTTATTGGTTGTAATACTTTTTCACATAACAGTTTTAACTTGTTGATTTGATCTTCGTTAGGATTATTATTAATACCTTTACGATCAGCTGTTTGTGAAGCTGTAAGTTCTTTTAAACTAAAATTATTACTTAATTTCATTTTATCCTCTCGTTATTTTTAGCACTTTATCTATTTGTGCCTTGATGATTGGACCTCTGTTAGGCCAATGTATGTAAGGTTCTGTTGTCTTACTTAAATTATATAGAAACGGTAATATTACTTTCTCTAACTCTTTAAACTTAGCTTTAGTATCTTCATCTGATATTTCTTTAGTAATAGTATCTTTTTCTGCCACTATCTGCATTACTTCGTTCATCATGGACTTGATAGATGATACGTCTTGTTTGACCTTTGATATTTCTAAACTAGCATTATCCATTGCCTTTGTATCAACAACTGGTGTTTCTTGTTTAGGTGGAGCTTCTACTGCTGTAACTCCCCAATCTTCTACAAGGTCAAAACCTCTCATGTAATCTGGTAAATCTTTTGTCGCCATTATTTTTTCCCCTTTGCTTGTCTTTTTAGGTGTTTCTGTACAACATTTCTTGTTGCAATTTCTTTAGATGATCGGCTTCTATATCTGTCTGCCAATGCACTAGCAGGGTGTGCCTCTGCTATACGTGATAGATTGTCTTTCCAACCACCATCGTTCTTCATATTGACACCCATTACACCACCTGATATATTTAGTACCTGTGGTACTTGTGTTATGTGCTTATTCTTCTTCATATAAGCCTCCATTTCTGCAATGGTCATCATTTCTGTAAATTCTTTTTTAGTTCTTTTATTTCTAAACGTGTATATTGGCATTTGCAATTCCTATAACTCTATTTAATAATTCACCTAATCCATTTTGTCTTTGCATAGTAAGTAATTCTTTTATTCCTAATGGTGTAAAACTGTCTACAGTTAAATTAGCAACGTCTTCACACTTCTCACCATTAACTATATCAGTTACCAATTTAGCAGTACCTTTTGTTATATGAGAATCACCATCAGCATGATATATCATACAACCATCTTTAGGGTCTTTCATACCAGTTATCCATAGTCTACTAGCACAACCATGTATTCTATTTGCTTCTGTTTTTAACCATTCTGGTAATGGTTTAACTTCTTTTGCTTTGTCTACTAGATAATGAAGTCGGTCATGTCCTTCTAACATATGTAAATTTTCACCTGTCTCTTTAATTTTATCTAGTATCATTTGTTTTTAAAATATTTATTTAATCTATCTGGTTCGTCTCTATGTTTATTATCTGGATCCATACTATCTTTCTTTTCTGTAATCACAGGCCACTGTCTTGACCACTTATCGTTAAATGCAATCCACTTTTGTCCTTCTTCTTCCATATCTGATAGTATTGCTCCTTCAGGACACTCTGGTTCACATACACCACAATCAATACATTCATCTGGATTGATCACTAACATATTCTCTCCTTCATAAAAACAATCTACAGGACAGACCTCAACGCAATCAGTGTGTTTACACATGATACACTTATCGTTAACACTGTACGCCACTATTATAGATTTTTAAGTGATGATAGTTTATCTTCAGCAGTAGCCAATGCCTCTAACTTTTTTTCAGCAGTAACAACATAATCTATATGCTCTGCAACACCAATAGGTTTATCCATAAAAAGTTTAAGATCAGCTTTTGCCACCTCAATATCGCCTTCTAATTTTTTGATCAATGCGTCTTTAATCATTTTTCTTTTCTCTCCTTTTAACGTATTTAAAAAAGTCTTCATCTTGAAAGTATTCAGCAATATGGTTTGCTGGTACTTGATCACTTTTTATACAATCGTATAAATCAGAATACTCACTTTTTTTTATTTTTTTTCTTTTCATTTAAAATTCTTCCATAGTTCGGCCAACCAAATTTGTCTGGTGATTCTCCTACATATCTCCAACGGATAACTCCTGTATTAGGATTTCTTTCGTATATTTTTTCTTTTGATTTAGCCATTATTCTTTACTATATATAATTTCTTCCTCTGTCTTATCCTGTGGTATACTATTGTCACCTTGTATTTCTAAATTAGCAAAAGGGTCTTCAACTGTAAGTGTAGCAACATTTTCATATGTAACCTCTACATCTGATAGTCCTTCTCTTAAAATTTTTTCTTCGTCTAATGTCAAAGGTCTTATTTGATTTACGTCCATTGCCATGTATCTATCTTCTCTTTCTTTTTTCTATTGTATTTCTTTTTAGATTCTACAACTTTTGGTTTATATTTTGGTGTTCGTACCTCTTTAGCAATAGGGTTTTTCTTTTTGCCAAAAATTTCATTCCATCTATTTCTATAATGGTCATCTGATACTCTACTACGACCATCAAATTTAAATGTAGTTTTACTTGTTGTCTTTAAATGCTTCGCCATCTTTAACTCCGTTTACATACCACTCTGGTACAACAGCAGGTGCTTTCCAGGTAGCAAATTCTCTTTTCTTCATTACATAATACTTTCTATAAGAACCAATCACATCACCAGGTATTTTACATTCATCTGGCATAGCAGGTGTTGGATCTGTTGCAATCTTATTTATAGGTATATTTTTCGGTGGTTGTCGTAATACTTCTTTGAGTTTACGTATAGTCATATGATCCTCTGTATGATTGTAACGCAATTTAAATTCGTCATTAAGAGCAATCATATGTTTGTATAACCAAACATAGTGAAATATATTTGACATTACCCATACTGTACTAGGGTGACCTGTATGACATGCTTTGTAAATTAAATCTTCTTTGTCTTCGTCTAGACGCCATCTTTGTATCTTATGACCGTTTTTAGTCCTGCCTGTATAGTGTTCGCCATCTAACATTCTATGTGCTGTAGATAACATCTGAGCAGACTCTATAATCATTTTACATACATGCTTGTCGCAAGACATTTTAGCAGCTATGTATGGGTTTTTGTCTAGATAAAATATATTCATGTTACCTCATTATATATGGACCAAACAAAATGGCAAGCAACAATGATGGTACAACTATAGACAATGGCCAAAACTCTAATAGTTCTTTCCATAATACCACTTCGTCTTGTTTCTTTTGTTTGTTCACTTCTTTTTTAATCTCTCTCATCAAGTTGTGAATAGGTTCACCTTTTTGAAAGTTAGGAAAACCCATGTTGTTTAATAAAGCAACTTGATTATAAACCTCTGATAGTGTCTTTTTCTTTAGTGTAATATTAATTGTTTTCATATGTATATATTATCACATCTGGCCTAAAAGGCAAGCTGTTAGTGTATATTTTTTTGATATAGGTCACTTCTATTGAATTTAGTACACAATTTGGTAAATATACCAAACCAGAAGTCTTTAGACCAATCTGTAGTAGCACCTTTGGTTGCCTCCACAGCGTTGTTTATAAGTCTTTCTTGTTTTTCTGGAGTGTTACTGATTCGTTCTATGTATTGTTTCATCATAATATAAATTATACCTCATTTATTTGTTTTTGTCAAGCCACTAGTTACCTGCATTAGCACCTTGTGTTATTATTGTTCGTACTACTGTAAAACCAGGATTATTCCAATCTAACGTTTTCTTACATTCTAGGTCGGTTACACAGGTTGTCTTCATGCACCCACCCAAAGTCACGAGCAATAATATTAAAATACTAATTCTTATCATCTAAATTCACTATTTGATTTAACTTCAACTTAATCTCATCTGGATTATCGCCAAGGTCTTTTACCACATTCTTATATCTTTTTAAATTCTTATTTCTTTTCATTAATCTATTTAATTTTTGTTGTAAATCTTGTTTTTTAGCAGACTTTGTTAATTGTTTTTTTAATCTCCATTGTCTTAATGATATGTTGGCTGCTATCAATAATAATACAGCAAGTGGATCAAAAACGAATATAAGTATTAATATAATAATACGAACAGCAGAATCAAAATGATCTTTAGCATTATCACCATAAATCAACTCGGCAACATACTTTAATGGACCAACATCCGCTTCTATTTTTAATTGTTCTATATTTATTGACGATTTGGAATTGTTCAACTCCGCTATTTTTTCCATTGCTTCGTTTATTGATTTATTCAACAGGTCTCGTTCTTCTTTTTGTTTTTTTCGCTCTTTTAATCCCCTACTAACATATTCATTGTCAATATAAACATCAAGTGCTTTATCTAATTGATTGAGCGTCTTCTCTGCTCGTTCTATTATCTTTTCTTGTTGTATAATCTTTTTATCTATTAATTGTATCTGTTCGGTATTACCTGCCGTAGGATTAACTTGATCTAGGTGTGCCTTTGATAAAAAACCAAAGATACCTATTGATGTTATGAATATTAATATTATGATAGATGTAAATAGATATGCCTTTAATGATTTAGGTATGTCTGATCGCCAGTTATGATACAACCATGAGGCAGCTACTAACTTACCAATTTCTAATGCACTACCCATAGCAATAATAGGTACATATGCACCAGCAAATAGTGTTGCAAGACCTAATATAGAATAGCCAGCGGCTATTACAGATATAGATATCGCACTTAAAAAAGTTAGTATGATTAGAAACATATTAGTGTCTGTAGTTTTCTCTTATTTTTTTAATGATTGATTTTACTTTCCAGAAATAGTCTTTATCACTGGCATATGAGTCAAGTGTTTCAACTAATTCTAAACTATCTGCACCTGTAGCTAATAGTTCTCTGTACTTCTCATAAGCATGGTGATTACTTAAAGTATTTATATAATGTAATACACTATCACACTCATGTTGAAATACCTTAACTCCCCATTTTTTAGGATTGTTTGAAGGCAACATATGTGGCTCTTTTAGATCATAAGTTCTAATACCAAATAGGTTTTTACCAACTCTGGCAAATCTACTGTTTCCCCAACCAGACTCTAGAGCCGCCTGTGCTAATAGTAAATCTTTATCTACCTTGTTAACTGTCTTCTCATAAAAATATATGTACTCAACACACTGATTAACATTGTCTATAAACTGTTGATTATTTGTATGTTCAAAATCAGGTTTTGTAGGTAATGAAGCGTTTGCCTGAATTTTATAATAGTGTACCGTGGTTACACAAAATAATACTATGACAACGAACATTAAAGTTCGTGCTACTGCTTTCATTGTTTTCATATTTTCCTCGCAACGTAATCGTATCCTGTCCACTCTTGTCCTTCTTCATCTATAAAAGCTGGTAATTTTGTTTGTGTTAATGATAAACCCTCTTTCATCTTAGCAACTTTAGAAAATATAACAGCAGCCTGTTTATCTGTAAAGTTATCGTAAACATCTTTAGCCCAATTGCCAGTATAATATACTTTAGATGTACCTGATCTGTTTGATGGTTTATGTAATTCTTGTAGTTGTATCAATGCCTCACCTATTCTACCTTTAAGGTAAGGATCAAGTTCTTTCACTTTTCTTCTCATCATATTGCTCATAATTATAAGTCCAATCCTACTTTGTTTAATTTACTTCGGTAACTATAAAATAAGGCGTTATGGTTACCAGTATCGCCCTCGTTGGCCATCTGGTGTAGATGAACCATTTCATGTGCTAACGTATTAGCAAATTCTTGTTTGTCTTCGTATGTCGGTAACATATGAAGCTCGTACTCTCTTGTGCCTCGTCTTTCCCAATCGTAAGTTATAACTTGACCTAACGTTGCGTTTCTCATCTTCTTAATATAAACTTTGTTAAACGGCGAAAGTTTGTTATCAAATACTAATTCATTTATCATAGCAAAATATTTTTTTATATCAATATATCTAGTTTTATATTTTCGTTTAGATGATTTTTGGGTAAGGTCAGCCTTTAATAGCTTCTTTGTTTTTGTGTATTTTGTTGATCTTCTTAACAATTGTTTTTTCTCCTAATTTTAAGTTAATCATTATATACAATCTTTGTCAACGGCTTTAGTGTCTTCAAGCAACTTACATTTATACTCATGGTCTGCTTTCAATCTCAACTCTGTCATAACAGAATCAAGTATATATGGTAAATGTTTTTCTAAAATAGAAACCATTTCCAAAGCATAAAGGTGTCCAAGTCTTGATAGTTCACCCTCCATAATAGACTTGTGATCTATCTCGTTGTTCTTAATAGTCTCTGATATAACATGGCCAATAACTGCCTTGCTATAGTCATCTGCTTTAACTGAATTAGCAAAGGCGTTTAAACCTAACCAAAGTACAGCTAAAAATAGTATCGCTTTTTTCATAATATAATATACCTTTCTTTTTATATATTTAGGATACCACAACCTGACATAAAAGTCAAGCAGAAAAAAAATTTAAAAGCGTTGATTTATAAGGGTTTTTCAAGGGTACGTTGTGTCGCACCCTTAAAAATGTGAGGTTTTTAAGACAATAATTCTTTTAGAATCGATTTACCGTCTGATTTTACAAAGTCATTAGTCCAATTAAACGCCTCTTTTACTACAGCCGCCGTTAGACCTTTGTACATGTTGTTTATTTTTTTGTCTTTTATACCGATTAATACATCGGCGTCTTTTTCATGTAAAGACTCTAATAGACCAAGAAACATTTTCTCTCTGGTCATTTGTTTAGTATCTGGATCTGCACCTTGAACAAATCTCCATAGTTTCTTACTTGCATAAAACAAACTTGTGTGCTCTGTGCCTGCTGGAGCTTCATTTCTAATAAATGGTGGTGTACCATCTGGTAATGCAAACTCTATTTTAGGATCAAATGCAGCCTTAAGCAACTGTCTCATTGCTTGAGTGTCATGTTTTTTTAAGATTGCTATCTTCTTTGGTTTATCTTTAGCGTTATTAATCTGTGTAAAGATTTCGTGTACAGTAGGTTCTGTTGACCCACTGGTTCTTTGAGCGGCCGCCATTGCTGACGACATTTCTACTTTAGCCATAATTTATTCTCCATATATGTGTTAGAAGTCATTCACTTGTTCAATTAATGTCTTCATTTTATTTTCTATAAAGAAATTTAACAGGAGCGACCTGTCTTTTACTTTATAGTTCTTGTATGTATTTATAATACTTTTTTCTATGTCAGCTGGTATTTGAGATAGATCAATCAAAGTCTTATTTCTTTGATAGTTCTCTTTGATATTAGTTTCTATTGTGGCATTTCTTTCAATATTCTTAAATTCTTGTAGTCTTTTTTTATTGATAGGTTTTTGTCTAGCACCCTCTTGTAGAAAGATATCATCTGGACTTAATATGTTTGGTACACCATCTGATCTATCACCTTTAATAATTTGTTCGTGTAAGAATTGTATAGGGTCTTCTTGTTCACCAATATACCCTTTTAGTATAGGAGAAAATTGGTACACATCTCCGTAGTGATGTAGTTGAATAAAATCTTTGTCACCAGATACAATCAGGTACTTATCTTCTTCTCTCTGTTTAATAAGAGTAGCAATAATATCATCAGCTTCAGCATTTTCTACATGCATAACTGCATATGGAAAGTTATCAACAAGTTCTTTTTTGATCTCTGCCATTATAGCAAAGATATTATCCCAATCTGTATCTGAATCAGTTCTACCTTTTCGTCTACCATGTTTGTAATTAGGAAATACTTTTCTTCTCCATGGATTGGCAGCGTCTGAACACAATACCATTTTACCATACTCGTCTCTAAATTTTAGATTAAAACCACGTAATGAATTTAATACCATACTTCTCACCATTTCCATGTTAGGTTTGACCTCTGCTTTGCCTCTGGTCTGCACCATTAAGTTAGATATTAATACTTGATTTAAATCTACTAGAATCATTCGTAATCACTCCAATGTTTTTCTTTGATTGTTTTACCTTTTTCTTTTGCTCTTAATCTTTCTTTTAATACTTTAATTCTGTATTTGATACCATCAATAGTGGTGTACATCCAGCCACAATCATGTGGTTCAATTTGTTTTTTAAACCATTTGTTGGTCTCTTGTAATGTCTCAATTTGTTTTTTTAGTTGTGCTTTACTTGACATAAATCTCCGTTGGTTTGTGTAGGTGGCGATTTCTCGCCACCATACTAACTATACTAGTTTTTGTAAGCGAATGGAGTTCCATAAAGTTTAGTAATACCAGCAGCTATAATAGCTCTAGTAGGCATACCAACTCTGTATGAAGTACCTTTTGCTGTTTTGTTGATATAGATCATATTACCTTGTGATCTTAATTTATCAACCATCGCTCTTGGCGATTTAAGGTCAAACTTGTTTCTTAGCGTTGTCCAAGATACAGATTCGCCTTTGTTCAAAAGATTTAATACCTTTTGAGTTTTGCTTAAAGATTTTCTACCTCTAAGCGCATTTTTAATAGATTTAAACATTGTTTAAGTCTCCTTTATTATTATTAATTGCTATTTTACAACCTGCTGAGGCGATTACCGGAGTAATTCTGTAAATTCTATTTGTCATCATCGCTACCTAAATCACTATCTGATTCAAAAATACTAGAACCATTTGATAGGTCATCTAGTTCAGTTTTAAGTTCTTTGTTAAAAGGTTTAGTTGGTTTGCCTGTTTCCATAACTCTACTGTAGTCTATGGTGGCTGATCTATGACCATTTTTCATTTGTTTAACATCAACAATCTTATCAATCAACGTATGTGAAGTATGTCTCATACCAAAGTCTCTGTATATTAATCCTCTCATAGCGTCAACAACCATAGCCAAATCTTTTGTAAATGTAATTTTATCTGTTTTGATTGCTAAGTCTAAAAAACTGTTTATTAAATTCATAACTATATCGTCTACTTGGTGTTCAATAAATTGTTTTGTTTGTTTTTGTTTTAACTGTTCGTTAATCTTATTCTGTGCCTGTTGATTTTCAGTACTGTTATTTCTTACAATTTTATTTGTAGGAAACTGTATTACATTATCGTTATCAGCCATTGTCAATTACTTCGCCTTGAAAGTTTATCATACCTTTTTCAACAAAGTATTCTACCATCTGGTTGTAACCACCAACTAACTCATCGTCAATCTTAACTTGTGGCATAGACATAACTTTTTTACCTATATCTTCTATCAATTTGATAGGATTAGATTCAAAGTCTTTCTCTAAAGATTTTTCTGTGTATTCAAGGCCAAGTTTTTTAACCAAGTCTTTGGCCTTGCCACAAAATTGACAGTTCTTTTTACTGTATATTACTATCTTCATTTGTTTCTTTCATTAAGTTTTCATAAGCCACATTTGCTTTCATCTTAACGTTATAAGAATCTACAGCTTCTGCAATGGTAAAGTTATACATTTTATTGTATTCACCCATTGGTAATCTTAAACCAATCCAAGCTCTGTAGTAACCGTTTTTAGTAATAGTTACATCTTTAGCAAAGATTTCATAACCTCTAACTGGTGTTTCTTTAATTAAGTTTACAATTGTAGACTCAACCTCTGATACAGTTGTCTTGTTATTATTCTTTCCTAGTTCAGTAATGAATTGTTTACTAGACTTATTCATTTCGCCTTTGATAATGTCAGCCAACTCTGCCTTTGCTATCATCATACCTTTTTCTATTGCTAGATTTAAGTCTGGCGATACAGCAGTACCAACACCAAAGATACACATTTTATCTTTGTCTTTACCAAATCTTGGCGTATCACATGCTTTTGATTCAGAAAAATCGGACATGTACCACTTCGGTACTTGATTCAATACTTTGCCTTTCTCTGATTTCATATTGTAAGTTGCTGAACAGTAAGCCACTAATAGGCCTGCTACACATACTCCAATAAGTTTACTTACTTTGTTTTTCATCATATATTATTTACCTCACTTTTCATAGTATATACTAGTTGACCTAATTTGTCAAGCCCCATTTGAACATAGTCCAGAAACTCTCCAGCCGAGATACCAGTAATAATTACAAATAAAAGTGATAAAATGATCATATTTTTAATCATTATTTTACCTTCCATTCACCGTCCTTGTTAAGACATGTCTTTCCGAACGATTTAAAGACATGGTTTGGTCTACTATAAGCTCTACAGTACTCTGGTGTAGAGATATCTCTATAGTAAAACTGAGCAAACAGTTCCCAATAACTTGGTCCATCTACTTTTTTTCTACCATCAGCACACTCCAATGTTTCTTCTTTAATAATTGAATTGTCTGTTTCTTTTATGGTAATTTTGACATAACAATATTGGTCAGCTGCATTTTTAGGTTCTACAGTTGTAATCTTGTTATAATAAACTTTATCTTTTTCTTTTTCAACTCTTTCAATCTTATCTAATACTTCAATAGTTTTTTCTACCGTACCTGATACTTTGACCTCTGATACAGGTACAACATTACCAGATAAATCATCTGTTAATCCAGGCACCTCTGCATAACTAGCTTTGACTACGAATAATAGTGCTAGAACAAAACACACAATTAGTATATGGTTACCTAAATTCGCAACACTTTTACCAACTGTATTAGGATTTTTAGGATCAATAAAATTTTTCATTATTTAATACTTCCTACTAGTGGTATCATTATACTTGAATCTCTAAAAACTTCACTGTTAAGTTTATGTACTGATATTGTTAAATAAACTAACATACCAAATACTGCTATCATAATTATATTTTTCACTTTACACTCCTTTTCAAGTCGTCTCTATTATTTACAAAAACTCTAATCAATCTGGACACATCAACATTTTCCTCTTTCAATGTTTTTGGGTTTTTAAATAATACCCTACTGTCATTTACTTTTAAAATGTGTTCACCATCTTCAATAACAGCGTCATCTGTGTTTTTTCGCCAATCGTGTGAGCTATATTCTTTTGTCATTTTGTTATCCTAGTTTTTTTATTGTATCGTTTACTTCAAAAAGCTCGTCTTCTAATTCTTGTACCTTTTCTGACGGTCCGTTAAACTCATAGTGTTCTAGCTTTTCGTTAATAACTTTTTTCTGTTCTTTTAATTGTTGTAAAGTTATATCTCTATTTGTCATAGTTTCCCTTATCATTTGCTATAAGTTTACATTGCATTTGTATATCTGCAATAAGATTATCCACTTCAGCGTCTCTTTCAGGCGTCTTTGGATTATCATACTTTAACTTTTGTAATCTATCACTCACTTTTTTAATGCCATCAATCTTTTGACATAGTTCACTTACTTTATGTATCATTGTTTTAACTCTACCCACCTGCCATCTGGTAATTGACATGTTGTACCAAAAATAGTATTTCTGTTTACACCACCAACACCAATCAACGGCCATTGATTTGTTATGTCCACTGTAGCGTCATAATCTTTACACTTGAAAGGACCCTCCATATACGACTTGGTCACTTTTATGATACCTGAATTTCCTGTCTTTTTATTGTACCAATTAGTGTAACTTGAACCTAATGGACCATTATTTAAATGATCTACGAATACAGCGTTGTGTACATCGTAATCTGAATTATACATAATTTCTGCACCGGCAAACGCACCTACAACAGCACAGGCGCCTATAGCGTATGGATCTGA